AGCGTGGTCGTGCCCGCCGCGGCTGTAGCCGCGAAGACTTCTCTGACTATTAGAGAGGTGACTCCGGTTGAGCCGGTCGTCCCTTCTGACACCGCAGCTCCTCGCCGCTTTAAGCGTGAGGCTAAACCTCGAGTCAAGAAGTCCTTCGTCAGGGTTGACAAGGCTTCTGATGCACCCCTTCCCCTTCCCATTGTTTCCAAAGAAGATGCCGCAGCACCTGTTCCAGTCAGTGCGACCTCCCCCCTAGCCATCCCCGCCAACGTCGACTCCCATGCTGAAGAGACGACTGCTCGCGGGCCAGGTGAGGTCATCGTTACTAAGACCCGCGGCACTTCGTCCATTTACCAGAACGCATCCCGTACTACTGTCGTCAAGATGAAGACTTACCGAATTGTGCAATCTCGGTTCGTCGGCATCGCCCGTAAGCACATGGGTGACGACGAGGTCTTGCCCATTCTTGGGTTCCTCGCTAATACGGATGAGGTCTTTGAGGTTTCTCTCCCTTCCACCATCGTCGGAGAGTTTTCCTCGTTCTGGGTCGGCCGCGCGAATGATCAAGCCACCTACGCGCGGTATCGGCAGTTTGTGGACCGCCTTTGCATCAAGATTGACTTCCCCACTCCGGAGGATGAGTTCAACTGCAAGGTGTATGGAGCTTATCTCGGGTTCATCGAGCGCATGCACGAGCGCTCAGACATGGCACGCCGCGTTCGCGGCGGCGTATTCACCAAATGCGCACAGGCAGTCGTCGGCATCGGCGGCCTCTTGTCAATGTCTGCTTCCATCCCGGTAGCCGCGGCTTCAGCCGTCGTCCTACCTGCGGCAGCCGTCCCCGCCGTCGGAATAGCCACGGCCGTCGCTGCCACTACTATCATCGCCCTCGCCGTTCGAGCTGCTCTGCCGTGGTTTTCACCCGACAAGGCCTCAGCCGCTTCGCCAATATCGTCCATTTTGGCCACAGCTGAACCGCCTGCTCAGAATCCCGAGGCCCGCATCCAGCGGATGGAGCCTACTAAGGCCCCCGATGAGTGTAAGGAAAATGGAGCTTGTCCCACTGGCATTGTTGTTCCGGGCTACGAGCCTGTTGTTTTCGCCAGTAACCAGGACAACATGGTCGCCGCTCTCCAAAAACGGTCCGCCGCCGCGCCAGCCGCCGGCGACCGTCGCGCCTTTTTGGCGTGGGCGCGTAAGCATTGGGAGACCCTCATTTGTCGTGTCATCGATCTTCACGTTCCAGTCTCTGTCGAAGAGCAGGACGAGTGGGTGGCCGATTGGATCAAGGGGAGCAATTCGTCCCCTTCTGTCAAGCAGCGCATTCGAGATGCGTGGGCCGCTCTTCGTGCAGACGGTTTCGACATGCATTCCCCCCTCCCCTCTGACTTGGCTTGGGAGTGGACGAAGCGTGACGCGTGCGTTAAGAACGAGACCGTTCTTAAAGATTCGTCCACCATGCCTCGACAGATCATGGCAGCCCCCCCCCAATTCGTGGCGATCGTCGCCCCCTTCATCAAGGCTCTGACCGGGTTCGTTCGGCGTAAACTTCAATCCGGCAACTTGATCTACGCCCCAGGTATGCCGGAGGAGGAGCTGTCACGTATGGTTTCCGAGCGTCATTGGGACCACCGGGCCAATGGGGACTTCAATGCGTACGACTCCAACCAGGGTCGCGACATGGGTGAGGAAGAGTGCTCCATTTTCAAGCGATATGGCGCGGCCACCGCCATGCGTCAGCTCCTCCGGGCCAACTTGGATGTTCATGGCGGGTCAAGGCTCGGAGTTAAGTTCGAGCTGCCCTACTGCCGCCTCTCGGGAGATCCCCACACCACCCTGATGAACACGGTCTGGAACTTGCTCGCCATGTCGTTCGTCTATTGCGAGGCCAGGGGGTGCCATCCTCGAGATATGGATGTCCTCTTCCTCGCTGGTGGCGACGATTCTCAGCTCAACTACGACGGTGAGATCATCGACTTCGAGTCCGGTCTCGCCGCCCTCGGTCTCCCAGCCACTGTCGTTCACGTCGCCGAGATGTCGGAAGTCGAGTTTCTTAGTTGCCGCCTCACTCGTACAACCCGTGGTTGGCGTTTCATTCCCATGGTTGGTAAGCTCATCGGCAAACTCGCCTTCTCCGTTCGCGCCACCCCGGACACTGCGGCTGCTGTCCTCCGTGGCGGTGCTCTCAGCCTGGTCGCTCAAATGTCGGGTTCTCCGATTGGCATCGCGTACATCGATACCCTGCTGCGTATCACCTCCGGCGTGACAGCGGTTCCGGTTCTTGATGAACCCTGGAAGATGTTAGCCACGCATACTGGGTCCCCAACTGATGAGACTTGGGATGATCTCCTCGTCCAGTATTCCTGGAATGAGGCCCTTCAGAGCGAGCTCGAAGCTGACCTTGCCCTCGTGACTTCTCCCGCGACATTGCTCGACTCTGACATCTTGCGCGTCCTCATAGATATGGATTGTGGGCGCAAGGATGTCATGTTCGAGAAGAAGCCCGAGTCAGATTCGGAGCGCCCAGCGTTTTCTGCGTGGGTCCGTGATCTCACGGCCGATGGTGTTGAGCCCAACCCCGGCCCCAGTCGCAGACAGCCTCGCCGCCGAAACCCTGCTGTCGGCGCCGTCATCGCCACCATCGGCGGTGCCAACACTGGTCGTAGGATGCGTGTGGTCACTGCGAGGCGCGCTCCAGTTGGCGTTGCTGTCGAGCGCAGAACCACACGTCCTCGTGCTGCGCGAGCTGGTTCGTCAGGTGCGTTTAACCAAAGCGCCGCGCCTGCTGCCTTCGCCACCACTCAGCGTTCCGGCAAGCCTTTGTTCGTCCGCGCCACGTTCGACCGGACCAGGATCGTGCATCGCGAGCTCATTCAGGCCGTAAACGGCACGACGTCATTCACCGTCTCTCAGTTCCCCCTCAATCCTGGGTTGTCAGTCACGTTCCCTTGGTTGGCTACCCAGGCTGTTGCCTGGGAGAAGTACAGGTTCAACAGGCTCGCTTTTTGTTATTATACCCGAGCCCCGACGTCCACGCAAGGTTCATTCTTGCACGTCCCTGATTATGACGCCGCCGACCCCGCTCCTACTACTGAGACGATCGCTTCCACTTACAATGGTGCCGTCGAGGACGCCGTATGGAAAGACAGTTGCTGCGAGCTTGACGTCAAGATGTTCCGAGAGCTGTTCATCAGGACTGGTGCTCTCGCCCAGAACCTCGACATCAAGACGTATGACACCGGCAACTTCTTCTCGTGCACTACTGATGCGTCGTCCGCCTCACCCATTGGGAAGTTGTGGGTTGAGTACGACATCGAGTTGATCAACCCGCAGTTACCGGCCACTGGCATCAGCACCACCGCTACCGTCATTAGTGGCGGCACCGTCACCGTCGCTAACCCTCTTGGCACAGCCCCTGTTGCGGCCGGCGGGTTTGGCCAGTCCATCTCGGGCAGTGATGTCACCTATAACGGGTTGACAGCTGGTGTTGAGTATTACGCGTCATTCATCACCTCTGGCACTTCGATTACAGCCACGGCTCTCACCACGTCTGGTTTCAACCTCAGTACCACTCAAGTCACCAGTGCCATCAATGCGGCCGGTACGGCCGGCATCGCCACCTTCACTCTCATTCCCACGGGGACGTCTGGCGTCATCGGCGTCTCCGCTGCGGGTGCTACCGTGACTAGTTCCCGTATCATTTTCGCTCAACTGCCGACCATGGGCTTCTAGAGCGTCTCCTAACCTGCAGCGCCGCTCCGACGGATGACTACTAGGTTGTGGCCTAACTCATGTTGCGTGCTCTGCGTTAAGAGCCA